CTGTCCTCCTGCACATGTCGAAGCAGAAAGAAGTCCCTCATAAAAGGGACATGTCGAAACTCATAGGCATAACTGAGGGCCTTGCCGGCGATGTATTGCGAGTTTGTTTTGTCCTCGGTGAAAAGAGCCCGTGTATTGAAGCGGCAAAGTGCTTTGCCAAGCAAAGGCACCATGCAGGGTTCCTCACGGTCACATATCAACCTACGGGATAGGAAAGTTGCATCGCCCCAGTTAAGGGGATTCTTCGCCTTGAGCACCATTTTGAAACGGTCCACGTGCCGGACCCATTGGCGCAAGTTTATGGCCTTATCCATGGCAGCAAGTAAGTCGTCACCCAAAATGAGGGCGCGACCATTGGCTTTTTGTTGCTGCATGCCGGTCACAAACATTGCCCAATTGTAGTACGAGTTGCGGCAAGTGGTGAAAGTGGTGCCTGTGGGAAGTTGATTGTCCAATGTGGCCGTCAGACCATAATGTCGCGATTGAACTTTAAACCTGTTGATTCCACGTAGGAGTTCGCGCAACCAACTCGGCATGCTTATGACAGAAAGAAACTTGTCAAAAAGCAAGTGCACCCGCTTGCGCTGGTGCTTGTCATTCGCCGAGTAGTCACCTTCCACGATGTGGGTGTACCTCTTGTTATCTGAGACAAAACTCGCTAAAGTTGTGTCAGTCTGCTTGTAAGCGGTCAACGTCTCAATCCCCCGGATTGGGCCGGTGGCCAACAGCGTGTTAAAACGCTCCATGGCCACCATGGCGGCGGGCCCAGTGACGGCATTAAAAACGTCGCTCCCGGCGTATATGACCCGGGGCGCCCACGAAGGGTCATTGCGTTTAATGAGCGTTTCATGCTTCACCGATAATTCCTTGGTGCCAATGTGTTTGACGGACGTGTTTGGGATTTCATGGTATGCGTCCTCCATGCGTTGTCGCTTCATCGGATCAAACTTTGCCATCCACCTTGCCCTGTCCACCTCGTTCTCTTCCCACGGGTCGAAACACGCAGGAAGCGAGGCGGTCAAGTCATAGGCGGCATTGTAGACGTCATCTTCAATGTCGTCTGTGTGAACCGTGTTGCATCGCTTGTTGAAAGCGGCCATGAAGGATTGGTAGTCAGACCCGGTCACCAC